TGATCACGTTGGCTTCTTTGTGTTCTTCGAGCAGCTCGGCATCCCCAATGTCGAACAACCCGGAGGATTGACCTTCTGGGAGGTAGTCGATAGTGAACCAGTAATGGCCTCTAGCTGGAGCGAAGCCCTTTCCTAGATTGATAAGCACCGGAACATCAGCCAGTTGGTCTTTGCGCCAGACTTCGATAGCGCCGGAAAGGCACTCCCACATCTGGACTTTGTGCAAAGGCAGATTGCGTTTGTCGTCTTCGTCTGGTTCAAACCAGAACACGCAATGTGGAGGCACTTTGTCGAAACAAGCAGCATACTTGTCCACCCACACTTGAAAACAAAGTGGTCGGTTTCGCATAGCTCGCACTGATACCAGCCAAGCTGGTTCATATTCAGATTCTGATCCTCCGAAGGCATCGCAACGGATATAGACTCGGGTTTTGGGACAGTTTACATTTCTCATACGTCAGTTTTTTCAGTAGTTGATTCAAGTTCAGATCCCAGCGCAGCATAACCAATAATATCCACCCAGTTGTCGTGTTTAGGACTGGTGACGCTACGTGAGATTTTCAAGAGGATCATCATATCCGCCACGTCTTTTGCTGTGATGGTCACTCCTTTATAGATACTCCAGAGCGCCGCAATACGTTCAAAACTAGCTCGGGCCTCTCCGTAGCTCTCAGCTCGGTCTCCGCGAATCAAGTCTCTGGCCTCCTCCAATATGTCTGTTGTCGTCTCTGGGGATTTGTAGTTTGGCGGCAGCGTGACGTTAATCGGGATGGCATAGTAGGATCCTTTGCCTGGAATAGCAGTAGTGATGCCGCCAGCCCATACTTCGTTTGAAGATGACCAGAACAGTGATCCTGGCGGCAGGGTTTGCCACTTTTTTGGTCCGGTGTAAATAATGTGGGTTGCGGGCGGCGTGGGTATTTTTTCTTCGGTCATAAATATCAAAATGGTTCGTTTTCTTCTTGCTCCTGCTGACGTTTGAGATCAGCAACATTTTTCTTTTTGTGGCATTTGTGGCGACAGAGTAACTGGAGATTACCTTCGCGGTGTTGGTGTCGGTAAAAACTGATTCGTCTCGCTGTGTCCAATCGGTGATGAGCGTCTCCTTGGGGCAGGATGCAGTCGAAGTCGAGATTCTTGTCTGTTCCGCACTCAAAACAAGCGCCGCCCAGCTTGAACATAAGTTCAAACTTAGCTTTCTTGGCCCACTCTTTCTGTCTCTTAGCCATTGACTACTTTGAGTAAGGCTCTGGCTTCTGAAGGTTTCAGCGTGGCGGTGTTGTAGGTGACAGACACCACTCTGGACATTTTCATCTTGGCTTTAGCTGCCAGTTCGCGAATCAGCATTTCTTTCTTGCCTCGTCCTAGGTTGACCCGGTTGACGATCTCCTTTTGGAGTTTTTCAATTTCAGCGAGAAGGGTGTCGTATTCGTGATAGCGTTTGGTAAAGGTTTCGAGTAGTTTTTGGTCAGTCATAGGTTAGCAAAAGTCCTCTTCGTGTTTTATTGTTAGGGGTTTTTTCGCAACCGTACCTTCGCGATACGATTCCAAAAGTTGTAGCGCCGTGAGGAGTCGGTCTTCTGTGACCTTCTTTTCCTCGATCACTGTAGCAACGGCAAAATCGACTGTGTCAGGAACCATGAGACGATACACTGTAACCACGGTGTCTTGTCCTCGACGGTCGAGACGGGCGATCATCTGCTCGTAATCTTCTCTGCTGTAGGTGAGAGTCATCCATACCAACGTGTTGCCGCCGTGCTGTAGATTGAGTCCGTGGCCGACACTCTTGGGGTGAGCTACGAGGACGGGGATCTTCTTGTTGTTCCAGTCCTCCAACAACTGTTTCTGTGAGGTCTGGTTCTTGGCGTCCGCAAAGAACTTAGCCTGTGGAAACGCTTTGCGCAGTCGCTCTTGTTCATGTCTGAAGGCGCACGCTACGAGAACAGGCCCGTCTGTCTGCTTGATGATCTTCTCCAGAGCTTTGATTTTCAGATCGTGGATGTCGTGCCACTTGCTATCGGCGTCGTAGATGCTGCCAGACGTGAACTGGAGCAGTTTGGCGACTAGAGCTGCTGCATTCGGCGCGGTGATCTCAGCAGACTTCAACTGAAGAACTAGCTCCTTCTCGAACTCCTTGTAGTCGTGGACAAGATTCGGTGGGAGTTTGACTTCCACGTCCTCGACCACTGTCTCGGGCAGGTTGAGCCAATCTTTCGAGCGAAGAGTGAGCGTGATGTCAGCTAGCCTGTTTTCGATGGCTTCGTTTGACCCAGGTAGTTCCTTCCACTTGTAGCCTCCGTAACCTGTCTGCTTGAAGTAGGTCTGCTTGAAGTGCTCGAAGGCTCGTCCAAGACGTTTTCCGTTATCGACGAAGCGAGCTTGGGCGAATAGGTCGAGGAGGGAGTTTGGAGCTGGTGTTCCTGTGAGCGCCCAGATTCTTTTGTGTTGATCATGGGGTATTTCTCGTCTATAGAGATTTGCCCTACGTCCGGTAGGGTTTTTTAGTTTTGTTGATTCATCTATGATCGTAAGATCAAATGGAAGTCCGAGACCCATGCTCTTCCGAGTCTTCACTAACTCTACGAGCTTGGGTATAGACTCGTAGTTGCAGACATAGATGTGGGCTTGGTTACGCAGGAATGCCCGTTTGCCAGCAGGAGAGCGCAGGTTCGCCACCTTCATCCATTTGAAGTCGTCCCAGCGTTCGACCTCTAAGGGCCAAGTCAGGTTGGCTACACGCATCGGAGCCAGCACTAAAGCGCCAATAGTCTTCTTCTGATGGAATAGCTTGTTGAGAGCTGACAAGGTCGCTGCGGTTTTACCAATACCGACACCGACGAAGCCGAGAGCGTGGTCGTGTTCGATCAGGTGCTTGGTGAGCAGATCCTGGGGTTCTGAGGAGGGGAACTTCATCAGCAAAAATCCTCATCTTTTTTGAGCCATTCAAATAACGCAGCTGCTTGTCTTCCTTCTTCCGTACCACGCATCCAACCGGTGCCATCCACCGATTCCACGCCCAAAGATTCGCACAGATTAAGTTTCGGAACTTCGTTGACTCTCCCAACGTGGACACGCTTTCCGATAGAGGACCACATAGGCAAAGTCCGCCATTTCCAGTTAGTTGTCCCGCCGACAAAAATAACATCTGCGTCTTTTGGAACGTCCTCAACGATCATACCATCCTGCACGGCGAAAGCTACTGGCCACCCAAATTGCTTCGCTACAGGGGAGTATTTACCCCAGTTAGCTAAGGTCTGGTCTCGATCTGCAACGACATCTGGAACCAAGACCCAGCGAGGAGAAAACTCGCTGTCATGTTTCAGTGTGTCCAGCATAGACAGCCAAAGAGACTCATTCCACGGAGTCCCTTTTGTCCAGCATGAAAAAGCATCGTTATCGAGAGCGAAAGGAATCCATGGGCGCAACCTCGTTTTCTGCATACCTGACGGTCCTGTCAGCCAGCCTATGCGTCCAGGGAAACGTCCCGCTAAGTAGTGGACAAAAGCTCCAGAGTTGTTGGATGGCATGACCATCATTTTGCTACGCATAACACAGAAGTAGTTGGTGTTTCAAAAACTTCGACAGCATGAAGGCTCGGAAGTTTTTCTTTTAATTTTTGGACAAACCACCACGAAAGGTTTTCAGCTGTTGTCTCCAAGTCGATGTGGTCGTTCAGAAACGTGTGATCTAGACTTTCAACCAAAGGGCGTGTAGCCTTGGCAATGTCCGCGTAATCGACAACCCAGTCTTTAAGTGGGTCTAGCACTCCAGAGCAATGTACGCGAACTTTGTAGCTGTGACCGTGGACTCGTCCGCATTGATGTCCGACAGGCACTTTAGTGAGTTGGTGTGCGGCTTCAAAAGAGAAGTCTTTCCACAGGTTAAATACTTGATTCAATCTTTCGTTTTTCATATATCAGCAAAATTCAGTTGTTGGTTTGTTATGAGCCAGAAGTTTCCGAATGAAGGCTTGTCCGCCTTCGACGGTGTCACACCAAGTCACGTTGCAGTTATGTGATGCTAGCAACTCCATTTCTTTCATCTGTAAAGTCGTCGGCTTTTTTCTCTCAGCCTTCACTTCGAGGAACCCGATCACGCCTTGCGGGGTGATGATCATCCGGTCTGGGACGGCTCGGCGTGCTGGGGAAGTGAACTTCAGATACAGGCAACCGTGCTTCTTGGCGAAGTCACCGATCTTTCGTTCGATGTCTTTTTCGCGTTGTGGGCCGATGGGTTTCATGGTCTTGCCTCCTCGACTCGGGCGTTATTCTCCAGGCGTTCGAGCCACTCAGGAGCGGCGAGTCTGGCGAACACGTAGGACGCCAGAGCGAATGTGACTCCGAGCAGAAACATAGCTGGGAAGAACGACGCGATAATGTCGTTGAGTTGTTGGCGTAGGTC